AAAACTTCAGATGTTAAATTTAATACATACTTGCGTTTTACAATAGCATTGGGTTCACCGCGATTTTTAATATCTTGACTTGACTCTGCTGTAAAAAATGTAACTTCGCCATTGCGAGTTGTTATTTTAAAAGAAGCTGAACGATAAAGTTTAGTGACAAGCTCAAGCAAGTCTTGCCCTGCGTCTGTAATTTTAATTGTTTCAAGCTGAATTGTTTGCGAGGCAGTTCCGACTTTTTTGTCGTGAGGAACAAAGCCAATCAGATTCACGCGAGCTGTTTCATAAACATTGCCAACATCACTAAAATTTGATACGCCACCAATTCTAGTGAATGTTAAAGCGTTATAGCCAGCCAATGTTTTGGTTAATGGCGTTTCTTGGCTTATATATAAAAGTGTGCCGTTTGTTACAAATGGGGTCATAGTTCGCCCCTATAAAAGCATGATACTGGCAACACATAATTATTATCTTCAATAATAGGCGGCGCAATACTCATAGGTTCTGTAATGTAAATATTAAAGCTACCTTCTTTAAAGTAAACAGGATATAGCGCGTCTAATGCAAGCGCTAGATTAGCCGAATATGCTGTGCCACTGTTCAAAGGTTGCACAATAGAAACCTGAAATATGCCATCATATCCCCTATGTGTGCCTTCTATAAATTCCGAGTCAGTCCGTGCTGGTATTAAATACGCACGCAAATAACGATTATTTGCAGGCGGGATAAATGCGCGGTTCTCATACGCTATTGGCAATGGCGGTGATTGCAATGCTGCCCATGTTGCTAGTCGACTTTCAAAAGCCGTTCTTATAATAACATTACTCATTTAACTGCTTTTCTAATAAATCGTCTAAATTCTAATACGGTTAAACGCACCATGCCTTGAGGGGCTTGGTTTGAATATCCATTCTCTAGCCTTTGTGCATACGGCAAACTGTTACTAATGTATGTTATTTTTTTGCTATCAAACTTGGTTAGCTCACTATTTGCTTTTGCAATAGTCGCGCTACCGCTTTTATCGTCAGGGCTTTGGATGTTTGCATCCACTTCACCAAATCCTAATTGCCAGTTACCGCGAAATGTGCCTTTATCTACAGGCGACTTTTCAACAACGCTAGAAAAAACGTCAATAATTACCTTTTTAGCAACTGCATCAGCATTAGCGCCTGCTTTATCAGCAAGCTTTTTAAGATGCAATGTAAAACTCATTTACGCACAATCAATTCATAAAGCACATTAACGCCAGCAGGCTCTAGCGCTTTAACATCTACAATGCTATAAACTTTATCGCCTACTGTTAATCTGTCTATCGGCGCAGGCATTGTTTGAACACTAATTAACACTTGTTGGTCACTTGCTTTAATTAGCCCATTACTCATAGATGATACGCCATCGGATATAGCAAAAATAACACCCATACCAATTATATCTGTAGCACTAACAAGTAATCCCGTGTCAATGTCGTACACTTCTTTAGACACTGTCATTGGTTGACCAAATTTAGTTAATAGCTTTAATGCTGTAGCAGCCGTTTTGGCATAATCAAACACGCTGTACAGCCTTAAATGCGCCACCAGCAGCCACCGTCATTAGCGGGGCTAGTAAGTTATCAACACTTCTAAATCGCGTATATTGAACGCTGTAATTGTCGTATTCAACTTCAATAGCGCCAATTTTTTCACGCTTAATTCCTTGCGTTAAATCAGGCGATAGATTGCCTTGAGCGGCTTTGTATGCTAATTCTGCTGTCGCGTTAATAAGTGGATTAGGTATAGAATTGCTTGCAACAACATAGCCATTACAATAAACGCTATTGCGCGGCCATGAAAGAGCCTGAGTTCCATTAACGCGCGAGCCTATAAAGTTTTGGCCGTAAACCTGTTCTATATAATCAGTAGCGCGACGTAAGGCGGCTTCTTTATTGTCTACATTTTCCCACGCGTCATTACCTCTATCAGCATGATAATTATCAGCAAACGCAACTGTACAATAAGACTCACTATTGCTTAAGCCTGTACCATCCTCAACAACTATACTCATTTTGTAATATCCTGCGTATAAATATATTTGCCACTTTTAACGGTGCGCTTTTTGCCTGCACCATCTGTCATTTGCACATCGTAAAAAAACTTGCCCAATAAATCTGATTGCAATAGGCTAGGCGCAAATGCTACCCTGCCCTCTGTAGCTAGACCAACAATCAATCCCGTAAGTTGATATTTATTTAAGCTCGAATCTACAGGCGCTGCGCTCGGGTCTACTGTCAACAAAAAGCTACATCCTGTTAAATCAAGCGGTAATCCAGTTTTTTTGCTTTTGAATATAAATTCGTCTGCATAGGTGTCGCCTCTAGCTCTTGTTATGTCAGTCACTCGCACACCTCAATTAATATTTGGTTATCGTCAATTTCTGCAATTACTTCTACCGCCTCTAATTCAACACTAATCAAGCTGTCATCTAACATTGCATCAATTGTCATATCGTCATAATCCACGTAAACACCATCGTTAATAGCTAGCCCGCCACCCAATAACAAAGTGCTATTGATGTGTTGCCATGCTGTGCCATTAATTAAGCTACTTTTTAGCAGTAAAGATTGCCATGCGGTCATTGGGTGTGATTCCAAACCGCCGCCGCAATTGCAGCATAATCAATGCTGCCACTACCGCCAGTTGCAACTGTAATTGCTTGAACTGGCTGCTGATAATTAATCCTAACAATAAAGTTGCCATCGGTGTTTATAAATGGGTCGCCACCGCCGCTTACCAACAAAATACCATCATTAACCGTTAAGGTATGATTTAACTCTTGCGGTTTAATTTTCCAGCCATTTAATAAAAAAGCGTAAATTGGTACTGTCGTTCCTGCGCTTGAGTCAATGTCATTCCCACCTAATGTTGAAAATGCTGGCAAGTATTTACTGTTATCGCTAGTATTAATCCAATCTAACCAACGGGAATATACATCTCTTACACTCATAACCGTTTGGCTGGTTATCGTAATTGTTTTAGCTATTCCGTTGAATGCGTAAGCCATACCTTATACATAAGCTCGGTCTTGCTCTGCAACCAAGCTAAATGCAATGCCCTTGCTTCTTGTAAGCGTTCCTGTGGCAACTACATATTTACCAGTTCCCGGGCGAACAGCAACAATCGTTACAGCTCTATCTGTGCCAGCCGTTGCACCGCCTTGTACATTGCCATCATAGTCATACGTAAACGAAATGCTTGATGCTGAAATAGCGCCAGTAATTGGTGTGCTTGTTGCATCATTTACTGTTATTGCGCCTGATTCGCCATAGTCATTTGTTGCACCTGGCGGCGTAGTAAAAAACATGCGATAGCTACTACCAGCGCCAACTAAAAAGCTGTTAAATGCTAATGTACCAGCCGCTTGATATGGATTAGTACGGTCAACGCCATTTTGGTCTTTAAACACAATACGGTTGCTATCTGCTGGCTGTATAGCATCAACATAAGTACCGTTTGTTGTTTTAAGTGTGTCGCCTTCAAAAAAGCAAAGTGAGTCAGCCGTTTTGCCGATAACCGTACCAGCGCCATTGTCAATGTCTGTAGCTTGACGGAGTAAAAATTGAACCTTGGTATAAATCTGCTCTAATGTTGCATTGTTCCCCGCAATAATTTGACGGAATGGGTAGTTTATGCCACCAATTAGCCTGTTTTGGTTTGTGCCAAAATAGGTAACGGTAATATTGTTGTATGGCGCACCTGTCATAGCCGCGTCGTTGGCGGTAATTTTGAGGTCTGCGCCTACGCTAATAGGCAAAGATACTTTAAATGCGCCCGTGCTAGTTTCACCAACGTCACCTAATACTGCGTCGTCATAGGTATAACCCTGTTCACGACTAAATAGTTTAAAGAAAGCGCGGTTGTCAAAGTTGCCGTTTGTTACATCGCCAAATACTTGGATAGCCTCGTTAGGCGAATCAACAAAAGTAAAGTTTGCTGCCGTACCTGCCGCCACTTTTTGATAGTAAAATTGTGCGCCTGCTGGGAAGCCAGAAGCTAAAGCAACCAAGCCAACATATTGACGGGTCAAAGTTCCTGTTGCTGTAATGGCTGGCAAAGCTGCTGTAGCCGCAAATTCACTAAATCCACCATCGCGCAACATTTGACGCGTCGCGTCATTAGCTGGCTTCCATCCGCTAAATGTTTGCCCGTCTGTACCAAATTGAAACTGGCCGCTTCGGCTATCAATTGCATACATTGGAAATGGGCTATCTTGATACGTTGAAGTATTCCACAATTCTACAAATTTAGAATATAGCGCCTGCAATGTTACGCCATCTTTTGCAACAAGGTTTCCCGCTACGTTTAGCGTAAACGTGCGATTTGGCTCATCAATTGTTAATTCTGTTCCTACGTTAATTTGCGCACGCGCGGTAAGTTTTGCCATGTTTAAGCCTTATTGAAAGTTTCTATCGCTTACTTGCGATATGGGTAAATTTGCATTGCTACTAGGTAGCGTATAGTTATAAATTGTTGCTGGGACATAGCCATTTTTATTAAAGAAAATATCTACTAACTGAGGCGTTTCGTAAGTGTAGTTATAAGTGCTTCCCACAATTGCATCGCCAGTTTCTAACACGTTAGTAGTTCCTGCTTGCCTTATAACAACATCGCTACCATCTTGAATGCCAGACAACGTTAAAACAAAAGT